ATGACAGCCCCTGTTTGAGAGCCTTTACTTGTAAGCGTTAAGCCACCCTGAACAGTCACTTGGTTTCCAATTTTTGTGTACACGCCTTGGCATGCTGATGTGTTATAGGTTATGCCAGTTGTACTACCGCCAATGCTTATTGCAGGTGTCCAAGTACCTTCCTCATAGTCATCCAACTTGTTAGCCGAACCTGTGCCGCCTAAGTAAGCACCGCCTGATAGGTAGAGGTCTTTGAAGCGGGATACTGAACGCCCTAAGTCAATAGTATTATCATCTGAACCAAAAGGACTAAAATAGCTACTACTAAACACAAGATTTCTTTCTGTAGTTGTGTTTTGGGTTAGAACTAAGTTATTTTGTGAGACAAGTCCAAACTCGTTTGCTTGAAAGTTTTTAATAGACCCTACGTCTGCACTGTCCTTGCGGAATAGCACTAAATCGCCATCATTTGTTAGCCTGTCAATTAAAAGAGGCTGTCCACCATCTCTAGTAGCCGCTAACAGACCGTTTGCTCTGGCTTCTACGCCTACAGCACTGGTGTTTAGCGAAGTCTTACCCACCAACAGGTTGCTATCAAAGTAGAAATCACCACTCGCAATCTTGGCAGGTGTAATAGTGCCATCGACAGGTACATTGATTTCAGTCTGAGTCATGGTCATTACTTCTACAGCACTACCAGTTGGAGGTGCAGTAGAGAATGTTAATGTAGTGCCAGAGATGCTGTAGGTGTCTTTGTTCTGGTACACACCATCAATAAATACTTGGGTGTTGTTTTCGTTTACAGGATTGATGGACAAAGACAACGTAGTGTCGCTACCGTCACCCGTCATTGAATCAATGTTTAGGTTAGTGCCTGAGACTGCACTGGCAACACTGTAGACAATAATCTCTCTGGTGTTCGCAGGTGCAGTAGCAAAGGTTAAGGTAGTAGTACCTGACGCAGTAGCAATACTGTAGGCACTCTGCTGTTGGAATACACCCGCAATAAAGACTAGCAGGTTATCTTCAGAGTTAACGACTTGCGACAGTGCGTAGGCTGTTGTAGACCCATCGCCAGTAAAGGTATCAGCAGTAAACGTATTGCTACCACCACCGCCACCAATAGCTCCCCAAGCACCACTCTGGTATCCCTCAAACTGCTCGTTGGTAGAGTTGTAACGAAACATACCATTAGCAGGGCTACCATCACGTTGGGCTGTAGTGCCGCTAGGGACTTTTACAGAGCCTGTGCCACTCAGTGTTAGGTTAACAAATGTAGGGCTGTCAGTGGTTGCTACGCCTTGGTTCAGTGCTTTAACAGATGCCTCGCTAGTTAACTCACTGTCCATCAGCGCACCTGCGGCTGTGACGTTGGCTGTGTCAGTTACGTCTGCACTGGCCTCTATGCCACTTAGTTTTGTGCTTTCTGCATCAGTAAATGCGTTAGTGTCTGCATTGCTTTCGTAGGCAGTCTTAATCTCAGCGGCTGTCTGGTCTGCTGTAGCCCCCGACTCAATACCGTCGAGCTTAGTGTTGTCAGCAGAGGTAAAGTTAATTTCAGTAAGGCCACCATCGCCTACACTGTAGGTAGTGTTATTGTCGGTGCTTGATATAGTGAAGTTAGGGTATGTGCCAGAGACACTAGTAGCCCCTGAGCCTGTCAGTGAGACAGTCTGGTCAGCTTGTGCGGCTGTGGCGTAAGCACTAGCATCTGTAGTTGCCGCAGTGCCTAAACCTAAATTAGTTCTTGCTGTACCTACGTTATTTAGGTCAGACAAGTTATTTGAAGAAAGTAGTACTCCAGTTGCAGAAGAATAGGCGTCTATCCAAGCAGAACCAGACCACACTTCCATAGTGTCTAAAGTTGTATCAAAGTACAATGCTCCAGTAACCAGAGCATCACCATCGTTGTCTGTGGAGGGTGCAGAGGACTTAGCCCCTAAGTATCTATCGTCAAAATCATCGTAAGTGGATGCGGCACTAGCGGCTGATGTAGCGGCTTCTGATGCCTTAGTTGTTGCAGTGGTAGCGGAAGTAGCCGCATTAGTTGCACTAGTGGAGGCTGATGATGCTGAAGTTGTAGCAGAACTCGCAGAGGAGCTTGCGCTATTGGCTGAATTAAGTGCTTCACCTGCCTTATTCGTGGCTATAACAGCCTGTTCGGTTACTGCATCAACAATACCATCATCTGTTGAATTTCCAGTACCGCCTACGCCTCTAAATATACCCATGAAAATTCCTTTGAATAAGGGGAGAAAAAAGAATGGGGACTTCCTAAGAAGCCCCCGATTGCTTTTAGCCGTTTACGGCAAGTACGAACCCAGAGTCGGGACGTAGGGTTTTAACACCGTACAGAGTATCAGCAGTGTAAAGAGTAGCAAGGAAGTCCTGCTTGTACTGAGTCTGTGAGCGTACACCCATTTGCTCTGCCATCACTAATGTATCTTTGTGAAGTAGCATAGCGGCTTTAATGTCACCACCTGCGCTGTTGTCAGCGGCGGCTTCAATGACAGGGCAGTTAGAAGTAACAAATACGTCAATGCCGTACAGGTTACCAATCTGACCGTTGTTTACAACGCGCCCGTCAACAAAGTCGCTTGAAGAGTAACGCTCAATACCCATAATTTCATTACGGATTGAAGGAGGTACTACCAAGCAACGGTTGTCCATAGGAACGTCAGCATCGTCCATCTTCTGAATCAAGGCACGGAAACCTGCATCAGTAAATACGTCAGCAGAAGCAACAGTGTCAGCGGCATAAGCCGTTAGACCAGAAGAAGCATCGATGTAGTAAGAAGCACTGTGAGTCCAATCAGAGCCATCACCGTCACCAAGAGACTTACCTAAGTTGAACAGGTCAGTATCTACTTGTTTAGCCAAAGCGTAACCTGCGTCGCCAGTGTAGAACTGACGGAGAGAAGCAAGTGCTTGAGCTTCAGTAATGTCTTCGATGAAACGCGAGTATTCAAAGTGCTTGTCGATAGTTACTAGAACTTCGCTTTCGGTAGCATTCTGAATAGTAACAGCAGTGTTCTCTGCTTTAGCGTGTGCATCACCACGAACAGGCTTAGGAATGTGAATGGTATCACCTTTCTTGCCAGTCATGGAAATTTTCTTGACTAGGTTAGCTAGTACAAGGCTTTTTTGATATGCGGCAACAACTTCGTCACTCCAAATTTCTGGAATAAAAGTAGCCGCGCTAGTGTTGTCTACAGTACCGCCTTGGGCGGGATAAGTTGAATCAGTCATTAGACCATCTCCTAAAATAATTTATTGTCTAACCCTCCCCTCTGAATACGCTCTCATAATTTCATCTGATAGCGACATATAGCGGTCAGGGTCTTCTTTCATAAGTTTAATAATGTCAGAACGTCTATAGACCTTTTTAGCTGACTGTTCTCCACTGCCACGTACATTACCTGTAGAGGCGGCTTTGACAGCCTTCTTACGTTCGCTCTTCTCATTGGCGGCAGTTTGACCTACTACCTGCTGACGTTCTTTCCATGTAGTGAAAAGCTCATCTGCGGCCTCGTAATCATACTGTTGGTCTGCCTGTACAAAAAGCTGTTGTCTAATCTTAGAACCCTTAATCCACTCAGCAAACTTACCATCCTGCAAAATTCCCTGCATATCAGGGTGTCGTCTTTGCAATTCAGCCAAGGCTGTTGAGTGTCGATATTGGTTGCTGATTTCTTCAGCTTCCTTTATCTTGGGATGATTATTAATAGCCCTTTCGACTGCCCTGTCGGGGTCTGAGAAAAAGTCTATATCTTCTTCCGGTTGTACTTCCTGCGGTGCTTTCTCTGAGAGTTGTGTCTGGATGTAATCGTCAACCACTTTTCTTAGCTCACCGACTTCAGAGCTTTGCTTACCTAAAAGTTTTTCAGCCTCTTGGTGCATCCGTATAATTTCGGCTGTACTCTTTCCCTGATACTTTTGTGGTAACTCTGATTCGTCTTGTTCGAGATTTGTCCCGTCTTCTACTTGCTCTTGGGTTTCTTCTTCTAAGACTTCTTGGTCTTCGACTACTTCTGTACGCTCTTCAATTATTCTTGCCATTATTAAACTCCGTCATAAATGATTGTGGAGGTGGATTGTGTAAGGATTCGGTTAGGAGTTGTCCTTACGTTCTTTTTTCATCTTCCTTTCTCTGTCTCTCGCCCATTTCATTGTAGCACCTGCAAAATCACCAGATATGGGGTCTAAAAGACTTCGAACAGGAGAGATTATCTTTCTAGCCATCAGTGAACACTCTGGACATTCTATCTCTGTTACTTCAGAGGATATAAACCTTTCGGTTGTATGTCCGTTGTCACATCGGAAATCAATTATCATTCTAGGCATTTAAGCCTCCGACTGTGACTGTTCTTCTTCGTATTGCTCTTTGGCTGTTTGTATCTGTGTTTCTAAATTAAGCAGATTAGCCATGACTGCCAGTTGTCCCTTACGGAAGTAAAGGTCTTGCTCGTCTTTACAGGCTTCTATTGAATTTAGGTTTAAAGCACTTCCTTTGAGGTCATCTAATAGGTTTTTCCATCCATCTGAACGGAACATATCTTCAAAAGACCTGTAGTACTTCTCAAGTTCTACGTCACTCATTTACTGTTTCTCCCTATAGGACAGCTTTTATATTTAATTTAATATAACATACTAAAGTATATTATAGGTATATTATACCACATTTTCATAAGAAAGTAAAGGATTATTTTCGATGTCTTGCTGTTTTCTTCGCTATTTTTTTAGGTTGACTACTAAACTGCTTACCTGCTTTGGTGTCAGCACGTTTTTTGCGTGACGTAGCGGCATATTCCTTCTTAGTTAGCGAGTCCCTTGCTTTCTTAGGCAGGTAACGCTCACCTGTGGCCTTCTTACCTTGAGTACTGGGTTTACCTGACTTAGTTCCCCAATCTTCTTTAGTCCACTTAGACAACGATTTCTGGGCCTTAGTCTTAGCCCCCGTGTAACCTCCTCCTGCCTTCTTGTAGCGTTGGGTGGCTAACTGAGCCTTACGTGCAGACCACTGACCCGCTTTGCCACCCTTAGAACCTGCCTTGACTGCGGCTACAATGCGCTTCCACTTAGCCTCGTCTGTCCTAGCCATTAGTATCTTTTAACCTTCTTGACTTTTTTACCTGTTTGCTTGGCGGCCTTCTTAGCGGCAGTCTTACCTGCTTTCGTGTATGGGTACTTCTTCTTTCCTACCATTGGCATAGTAGCCTCCTATCACCATTTAGTTTTATCTGCCCAATATGCCGCAGACATTTTGCCCTTAGAGATGTTCTTACCGTGTCGAGCCTTAAAGGACTTACGCTTTGCCTTCATACGTGCAGATTCACCCGCTTTGGGTTTTCCTGCGGTTTTTGCTCCCTGTTCTCCAAACCTAATCGTCTTGATTTTGTCACCCTCTTTCGCCACAACCACATGGCTTTTCTTCGGGTGGCTAGGGGTGCGTTTCGGTTTATTATAGCCACTTACACCCGCCCTAGCTAGCCTTGGGTCTTTTTTTACTGACATTTTTTGCTCCTGTTTTTTCAGCCATTTGTTTCTCAAGCTGTGCAATCTTCTTAAATAGTTCCTCAAACTTTACATTTACTTGAGCGACTACGTGTTCTAAATCTCTATTGCTGACCATTAATAGGTAATCCTTGTAGTTGTGGTTGAGGAGCTACTGGTTGCGCTTGTTTAGCAACATTACCCTCTTTTACTGCCACCTCACGTTCTTTGAGTAACTGCTCTTAGATTTTCAAACGCTTCTCAAACTCTTTATCATCAGCGTCACCCGCAGTTAGGTTGCTAGACACCGCTTT